CAAAACGAACAAGGAATGGGCTGGCCGATTGGGTATCAATATATCTACCGCTATCACTGCGGTTAAGCCTTCAGGCACTGTTAGTCAGTTGGTCGATTCTGCTAGCGGTATCCATCCTCGTTATTCTAATCAATACATTCGACGTGTACGTGCAGACGCTCGTGACCCGCTTTGCACCGTCTTAGAGGCCGCTGGTGTCCCTGTAGAGGACGATGTGATGTCAGCAAGTACACGGGTATTCAGCTTCCCTATAGCATCTCCTGAAGGCGCTGTAACAGCCGCTGAGATGGGTGCTATGGAGCAGCTAGAACTGTGGGAGATATACCAAGACGAGTGGTGTGAACACAAGCCTTCGATGACTTGCTACTACCGAGATGATGAATTCCTGGAGGTAGGACAGTGGCTGTACAACAAGTTTGACAAGGTGTCAGGTATCAGCTTCTTGCCGTACTCAGACCACACGTACCAGCAGGCACCATATGAGCCTGTGGACAAGAAGACGTACAACCAGCTTGTTAAGGACTTCCCGAAGGAAATATCGTGGGATATAGAAGAGGCCAGCGATATGACCGAAGGATCACAACAACTGGCCTGTACAGGAAACAACTGTGAGTTATAGCAACGCAGTTGCGTTATGACATAAACAGTATGGAGTAACCCTCGTGTTTGCCTACGTCCTCTGGCTTGTCTTTCGGGTCATGGGACGTAGGTATTCCTTCGGCCTGCATCTTCTTGATGCGGTCCTTTGTCTTCTGACACATAGAGTGGTAGTCAATAGATGTGTAACTTACTGTGTGCTTATCGTCGCTCATTGTTCGGTTCTCCTGTTAACATTCCCTGAGTAACTCCTGTACCACCAACTCTTCCAACACTGCGTGACAAGATGTCTGCTGTTCTTCCAGTGGCGTCTGCCTGTAGTAAACGCTGAATAGCCATCTGTGGTCGTGTTTGTCCTGCCATCAAGCGTTGTCCTGTTGGTGTAGCCAGTCCTCTGCCTAAACCGTAAGTTCCAGCAACGGTCGCTGCGGTCCCTAAAGCTGCGCCTGCTGGACCACCAATAGCAAAACCTGTTACGGGAGCTACGGACCCTAAAAACCCTTTTAGCATCTGCGAAGCAGCCATTGTGTGGAACCAAGACGGGTTTTGGGTGGCGCTCAGTTGCTTTAACTGCGCTAAACGCTCCCCCAACATTTTAACTTCGTCTTTCATCGCTTTTATTTCGGGTTCTTGCAGTTTTGCTTCTACGAGTTTGTCATAGTCTTGTTGACGACGACTCAAAGTTCCCTTCTGTTTTGCCTCAAGTTCCGCTATTTTTTTGTTTAACTTAGCTTGGTGGTCTTCCATTACCGCCTGTATTTTGAAGGCTTTTGCTTTAGCGGCCTCACTTCCTCTTCTTCCAATAGATTTTTTAACGTCTTCAATTTGAGTAGTTAGAGCATCGGCTTCCTTACTTAAAATCCCTGTTCCGTACCTTTTATCCCTTTTGTTGTTTTTGTCTAGAGACTTTCTCCAATCTTCTGGACCAAAAGCACCTTTTACTTTAGACGTAGACTCAATAGCGTCTCTTAATACAACAACAGACTTATATTTATCTCTTTCAGATTTAAATTGAGCTTTTTGAGTATCAGTCAATTCGTGGTGAATTAAATCGTCTAATCTTGATTGCGTTTGGTATAGACCTCCCTTTACTTGCGGATCAGTAGCAATATTCGCTGCTTTACCTAAGTCTGATCTTAGTTGCGCTAATATTTCTCCGTCTATTCTGTTGTTTTTATCACGGAACTTTGAAACTGTTTCTATAGATTTCTGTATTGATTTTTTAATCGACGGAATACTGTTCATGTTTAACTGAAAAAACTCGTCGTTTTCAATCATTTCAGCAAAAGACTTTTCTAAGGCATTTACATTAATCCTTATTTTCTTGTCCTTAATCATGCCATAGCCTTTCTTTGTCCATAGCTCGTCTAGTTTTTTAATCTGTCCTTGAATAGAAGGAATAGACAAAACATCCTCTAAATCTTTAGAAGTGGTAATAGCTGGCATACTCTCAATAACTGCTGCGTTTCTAAAGTGATGCTCTAAAGCGTCTACTTCTCTAGCCTGTTGTTTGGTAACAGCTTCTATAATTTCTGCATCTTTTCCGCTATCTAATAATTTTAATTTATCTTTTAAAGGAGTTATCGTTTTTGCTGTTTCTTCCTCTTTCATAGCTTTGCTAACGGCAGCAAATTCATTCTGCATTTCTCTCGTGCCGACCCTAAACGCCTCTTTAGCTTTTTGGTTCTGTATTTTCGATCGGGCAATCATTTCCTTTGTCATATCGGTTTTTTGCTCAATCATTTTTTCTATAGGTTCTACTACTCTTTTTTCTTGTTGAGTAATAATTCCTTTTCCGCCAAAAGAAGGAGCAATTACATCAGTATAAATAGTGTGCAACACCCCTTCTCTGCCAGTAGGCTTTTCAGCCATAAGAGTTATTGGCGTAAAGTTACCTGCTTCGTCTATCAGGTCTCCTTCTACGTTTTTTCTAGTAAAGACATTAACCGTACCACCTAAGCCTTTTGCGGCTGTTCTCAAAACACCGTAACCGATCGCACTTCCAACGGCTCCTTCTGCAGCACCCTCAAGACGACGACCTTCGCCTGCTTCTCCAGCACCGTAAATTGCACCCTCAGTGAGAACTCTGCCTCCTGTTTGGACTGCTTTACCTAGTTTAGATCCTGCCATTGTTTGGACTGCTTTACCTAGTTTAGATCCTGCCATTCCTAAGCGAGCCGCTAATCCTGCCTGTCCCAAACCAGGAACAAAGGCTGAAGGAACAGCACCTGCAATATCAGCGGCAAGGTAAGCTCCCGGTTGTCTTTCTTGAAAACCTGCTTGCCGTTCGTCGTATTCTTGCCTGAGTCTTTTACTGATGTCTTCGTAAGTTTCGTCAGAACCTGAAAACATAGATTCGTACTGAGCTTGAGTAGCGATCTGCATTTCATCGCCCCAACCAAGAAGCAAACTAGAGAAAAAACGCTCGCTTGCAGCAAGAGAGTCTTCGTTAGTCCAGTTTTCTTCGTCAACTGTACGCTCAGTTTTTGACTTAGACAAACTTCTACGTTCTGCGTCAAGTCTCTTACGGAGGTCTAACAAATCCTGAGGGACTTCTACAGGTGCAGAAGGAGGAGTTTCTGGAGTTTCATTTAGAGAACTAAACAACTCCTCTTCCATTCTTTTCCTTATGTCTCCACGATCAGGCATCTTTAAATCCCTCTGGCTTTTTGTCGTAGTTTTCCCAATTTGCTATGGCAGCTTCTATTTGGTCGAGTTCGTTGAGTTCGTCTCCAAAACCAGCTTCTCTCAACTGTTGCATTTGCTCCGTTTGTTGAGGCTCTGGAAGCTGTCTTGCGGCTGCTAGTTCTTTTAAGAACTCTTTTGCAGCATCGCCCGTTACAAAGTCAACCATCCTATTTCTTGCGTCTTTGTAAGCTACGTAATCATCAAAACCAAGAGCGTTAGGGTCTTCTGTTTCTCTAATCCACCTCAGTTTTTCAGACTCATACGTTTGTTGTGCTCTTTTTATTTTAGCCAAACCCCGTAGATAACTAGCGGCTGTTTCGTTATCTAGACTGTTAAAGTCAACACTAGCGTCCATAGCTAGTTTAACATCTTTATCAGAAGCAACACCGGGAGGAAGCATACCAAGAACGCCTTGCATTCTAATTTGCCTGATTTGCGCTCTATGAAATTCTACTTCAGTTCCAACACCCGCAAATTCTCTCATACCAGAAAAAACAGCACCTAAAGCTCCACGTTGTGTTGCGTCTCTGTTTTGAGCAAAAGCAGCAGCACTCTCTAAAGTTGATGCGTCTTCTCCTGCTTTGTTCATAGAGGCTCTGGTCGTCTCTATAATTTCCATTCCTTTAGCTGTGTCTAAAGGACTTTTGTATTGTTTTGGAGCTACAGGACCAAGAACTTCTCTATCAACTTCTTTTTTAGTTACGTCATCAACAATAATCTGAACTTTTTCTTCAATTCCTTTGTTTGGATTGTATACGTCAACAATTTTAGACGAGAGTTTACGATCTTTAATCATCTCTTCTGTATACTGTTGTGGAGTAATTGACCTAGTTTTTAAAGCATCGTAAAGCCTTTTGTCTTTATCTGTAGCTTCTGAACTTTCTGCACGTTCTTTTGCTGTTTGTAGAGTTCTACGCAAAGTAACCGCTTCTTCAAAAGCAGTATCTGTTTCTGGTCTTGCAGCTACTAAAGCATCGTACCTGCTCCTACCTCTATCAACAAGTGCTGTAGTTCTAGACGCTTGCTTTTCGAAAACTGTTTGTACACGTTGAGCTTCGTCTAAAAGCATATCCCCTATTCTTTGTAGGTTCTTATCTCCGCTTGCTTTTGCCCTTAAACCTTGGCGTTGGAGTTCAGCAGGGTTATTCTGGTGAGCAGCCATAATCTGCTGAAACTGCTCTTCAGCATTTTTTTCACGCTCTCTTTCAGCGCTTCTAGTCAACATTCCTCCTATGCTGGTGCCTAAAGAAGAGACAGGTTGACCAATAGATGTTCCAATAGTTTTTCCTGCTTCCAGAAACATACTACCAATGTTGTTAGCCATTATTTTATCCCCTGTCCTTTACCAAAATTTCCACCAAGGTTCTTTTTCTGAACCAAGTATTCCACTCAGTCCTCCTAGCAAGCCGCCGTACACTTGGCCGTACAAACTAGCAAGTCCTGTCTTCTGTCCTATTTCAGCGTTAAGTTTCGCTAAATCTGCCTCAAGGGCGTATTCGCCAGCTTGTCTACGTGCAACGTCAGTCATAGAAGCTACGTTAAGTGCAGGAGAGAACGCTGACAACATAGCAGCTTGTGGTAGATACGCACTCTGAAGAGCACTCAAGCCCATCTCTTGTTGTGCTTGCTCTAACCCAAGACCGCCTGTCATTAGTCCCATACCGCCTTGTAAGGCCTGTAAAGCCCTCGCTTGTTGTGCAGCATCTAGAGCTTGGCGTTGTGTTGCTAAATCTGAGCCTAGCCCAGCAAACTGTACGCCAAGAGCCGCCTGTTGTTGTTGCTCTGCCTGTGCCTGTTGCATAGCCATAAGAGCCGCTTGGTTCTGTGCAGACTCTTGTGCCTTAGCTAGAGCTAATTGCTCTGGTGTACCACCAAACATAGCCGTTTGTACGCCACCACGACCTTGAGCAAACAACCGCTCCTCTAGTTCAAGCCTTTGCCTTTCTTCTTCACCAAGTTGTGCAGCCCGAATACGGTCGTACACCTCTTGTTCTCTAGCACCCATAGGCATACCAGCTTGTCCCATAAACTGACCACCGAGACCAAATGCTTGTTGTGCCGCTGCCTGTTGACCAGCTAGGCCATACGGAGATACGCCCAACTGTTGCTGACCCATACCCAACAACTGTTGACCAGCGGCTCCTAATCCAGCACCAGCAGCAGGAGCAGCGCCTATTCTAGAGAGCGCTTCAGATTCCAAAGCACTCTGTAGCTGTTGACCTGTACCGCCTAGAGCGTAAGTTGTTCCTGTAGGACCACCAGTAATTGTTCCTGTTGGCCCTGTTACCGTAAACGGTTGAAAACTTATGTCAGGAGGAACTATTGGAGTAATATCTTCTTTAAAGATGTCCTCAATACTACTAGGAACAAGCCCTTCAACAATATCGCTTAAAAAGCCCATTAGTAAGTACCTCTGTTTTTATTGTAATTCGTCATCATAGCGTTTTACCTATCAGTGCTAGTACATTCATTTCCTGTATGGACAAAGCATAGCCGTTGATGTCTGTCTCAAGACCAACAGTTATGACAGATCCGTAACCAGTAGTATTAATAGAAGACCTGCTAATTGTTATTGATTCTTCAGAATACTCAGCTTCGTTATATTCAGATTGTCCATAAAAACCCGGAATAGCACTGCTGGTTCTAAACGTGCTAGTACTAGGGGCTGTTGAAAAATCATAAGACCACTTAAGGAATATGTCTGCGTTGTTTCCACCAATTAAAACTGGCCGTATTTTTTTCAACATTTTAATTTTAGAAGGGTCGCCAAAAGATAACGCAGGGCTGTAGTACCTAAAACGATAAACATCCCCACTATCAGTGTAACCCGCATGAGTACCTATGCCCTCTAATGTTCCTATTAAAACATCACCGTTTCTTTTTCTATGTAAACACTTAAAGTTTACACTAGGCCAGCGTGTTACTCTATATGATCCGTTATCTAATGTACCTCGCAAATCAAAGCAGTAAACGAGGTTGAGGTCAGGAAAGCACAGAAGATAAAAATAGTTCTCAGGACTGTACACAGCACTAACTGGTTCTGTTTTACCCAGTGTGTTAGCAATCAGTTCCTGCTTGATGTTTCTGCTCAAGTCGGTAATAGGCAAGGACTTCTCTTGGATAGATCGTCCCAAGCTCCTAAGACCTGTCTGTGTCAAGAACAACAAGTCTGTTCCTATGTTCTGTACACTCTTTTTGTCTACACAGCCAACTCCAGGAATGGTGTCCTGTATAGCCATATTTGCTGGACTCTCTGCACCACCGTACACCAGCGTATTGTTTTCACCAAACACCACTAGCAGTCCGTTGTGTGCTGCTATAGCTACAACCTTGTCAAACCCGTTAGGCCACGCCTTAGACACATCAATAGATCCGCTAGAACCACCAGAGAAATCGTGTCCTATCAGCAAGTCAGACCAGTAAATTGTGTTGTCGTCACTAGCGTTACCCACGCACCACACTCGTCCGTAAGCACCTATAGCTTCGTTGGCGTACTGTGCAGAAGTTACAGACGCACCAGCAACACTAGACATCTTAGTAACTGCGCCTAGACTGTTGCTGTACACCAAAGGCTCGTAACCACGCTGGAAGAAGTAAGCATGATCGTTGAAGTTAAAGACGGTCCAATCGTTGTCTGTAATCGTGTACGATGCTGGCGTAGCGTCAACCAGTGTAGTCGTACCTGTCATAATCTTGTTGTTACCAGTACTGAAGATTACTTCGTTACCAGCACTATCGTAGAACTCGTGGATGTTAGAGAGGTAGTCAGTACCTAACTCTGTTTTATCTGTGGTAGAAAGCGTATTTCCTTTACGAGAAGCTAGTCGTCCTCGTCTATCAATAATAGCGTTGTCTGCAATATCTGCAAAAGACGTATCCTGTGCAAGCGGAGAATCTTCTGTGTTGATTCCCTTAAACGCAGGAGCTACTAGGTTAATACTCTGTAGTGGCTGGGCCATCTAGAATCTCCTACGGTGTAAACCAAACGGTTTCTTCTGGGTGCTTCTGGGCATCCAGAGCAATGGCGTCAGACAGGTACTTGTCAGCAATAGCAAAGTACTCTGCTGTTGACGTACCGCCTGTCTCGCCACGCTCACGAGCCAACAGAGCTACTGCCATGTGGATTACAGGCTGACTAGGGATAGCCAGTGTGTCACTGTCATTACTCAACGCTACGTTCCTAATGACACTTTTGACCTTCAGTGAGTACACACCGTCAGGCTTAGGGTACACGTCGATCTGTGCGTCACCAGAGCCGTCAAGGCCACTAAAGGTGTAGTACTGAGGTTCACCAGAAGTAGGCGTCTGTACCAAGAACTTATCGTCAAACCAAGTCTGCGGTCTGTACTCCATAACAATGTTAGACGTGTCGTTGACGATGTTCAGAATC